GCTTTTCACACTTTGGATTCAATCTGATAAATCCGTTTCCGCGACATTGGCGCTGCTTGAGCAGTTGACCATAGCGCAACTTGAGACCGTCCAACAAGGCGGCGCTCGTATGATTAACGCATCACTAGCGGGCAAATCGTTCAGCTCAGATGCCAGCCAACTGGGGCGCGTTTGACTTTTCTGAGATGATTCGCCTGGCTTATAAATACATCAAGACAGGTGGCACGGGTGGGGCGCAAATGACCGAGGCACAACTTGAGGCTTATGTTTTAGACACCAATGATGAAGTTACAGACACAATCATTGCGAGAGTAAGTTACAACCAGCGAGGATAATGGCAGTCAACCCAATCAAATCAGCATACGGCAGAGCCAGCGCACGCTCTGGCAACAGCAACCCGTTCCGCTCTGGCTCAAATGAGTTTTACAGCGGTGGCCGTAATGATCAGCGCAGATTCAACACGCGCAACCTATCGCAAGACATTGCTGACATGATGACAGCACACCGACACAAGATGATGCTCGGTGATTCGCGATACATTTATCAATCTTTTTCCTCGATTGCTGGCGCAGTAAAGCAGAAAGCAAATTATGTTTACGGCGGAAGTTGGAGGCTACAATCACTCAGCACCGACACCGCATTTGCACTTGCAGTTGAGGAGGACTTTAAAAACCTCGACCAGATGTTTGATATCCGTGGGGGGAACTTTGGATTTAGAAAAAACATCTGGCGAGGTTCAAAGCTCCTTGACGTTGACGGAGACTTTTTTGTTGTTCTTACAGAGCAAAAAGACACAGGTTTCCCGAAGTTGCAATTTGTCGAAGCTCACCGCGTAGGCGACTGGGGCGACTGCTATGAGGGATATGTAAATGATTCTGAGTTTTACAAAGGGCGCAGAATCCTCACAGGCGTCATCGTTGACGACTTCATGAGTCCAATCGCTTACAGAATCAAAGACGATTCACGCAAGCGGGGCTTCCAAGACATCCCAGCAAATAGCATGGTTCACTTCACAGATATGGAGTGGTTTAGCCAGGGGCGTGGCACGCCAAGCATAGCGGCCGCCATACTGGATTGGTATGATTTATCTGAGACAAGAGACGCTCAGAAGATGAAGCAAAAAATTAACTCTATCTTGACGCTGGTTGAGTCCACCGAGTCTGGCACGCGCGACATAGGGCGCAACGCTTTAGGCATCGGAGGAGGCTCAGATGCGCCAGCAACGTCATATATGGACAGCGGAATGATTCGCATCATCAAGAATGGTGGATCACTCAAAGCACACACAGCCAACGACCCGCCAGAGGGCTGGCTCAAGTTCACGCAACTTGTCGAGCAATCGGCATTCTATGCACTAGGCTGGCGTCGTGAGATGCTAGACAGCAGTGCAGTCGGGGGCGCTGGCGTTCGTGGCTTCGCCGCTGACATTAACAAATCAATAGCAGCACGACGTGAAACGCTGGAAAGCGGATACAAGAGGCTTGCACAATACATCATTGCCAAGCGGGCTAAGATGGGCGCTTATGAACTACCAGAGGACTGGTGGAAGATTACTTTTTCAAAGCCTGCCGAGTTCACAGTTGACGAGGGACGCATGAGAAAAGCTGACCTTGAAGACCTCAGAGCTGGCGTCATCACCGCCGGCGACATCGTCGAGCGACGTGGCAGCAACTACGAAGATACAATAATCCAGCGAGCAAAAGAGCTGGCACATCTCAAGCAAGTGGCTGAAGAATACGGTCACGACATTTCTGAAATCTCTATTCTCACTAAACCTGGCGACATAATGCCAGAACAAACAAACAACCAAGACAATACACAAGATGACCAAGACATGGTATAATATAACAGCATCAGCCGAGGGTGACACTTCCGCTGAGGTTTCGATCTATGACGCCATAGGCGGGTATGAGATCAACGCAAAGCAGTTCGTTGACGAGCTGAAAGACATCAACGCAGAAACCATCCATCTGAGAATCAACTCACCTGGTGGCAGCGTTATTGACGGCAATGCAATTTTCAACGCACTGCAACGCCACGACGCAAAGATCGTTGCACACATTGACGGACTAGCAGCCAGCATGGCATCAGTCATCGCGATGGCAGGCGACGAGATTCACATGAGCGACAACGCGCTTCTTATGATCCACAACCCGTGGACCGTAAGCATGGGCGACGCTGACGAGCTAAGAGCAGACGCCGACTTGCTTGACAAGATGAGCGCATCAATTCTTAGCGCTTACGGCCGTTCACAATATGAGCCAGAGGAAATTAAAGACCTTATGGACGCTGAGACATGGTTCACAGCGCAAGAAGCATTTGACGCTGGCTTGATCGACCACATCGACACAGGCTTGAGGGCTGCCGCATCTGACATCACAGCACTTGCTGCATCTTCAGAATTGAGCGTTCCAGCAGACAAGCAAGTCGTTTCACTCACTAAGCAAATCGAAGCAATCACCAAGACAAGCAAAGAAGTATCCGAGCAACTTGCAGAAAGAAGCGAGCGCGTCGAGGAGATTTCTGCTGAACTTGTTGACGCTTGTGCAACTGCTGAAGCAATCAAAGCTGAAAAGGCAGAGATTGAAGAAACAAACGCCGAGCTTACACAGCAAATCGAAGCTAAAGACGCCGAGATTGAAAGCATCTACGCGGAACTTGTTTCTAAGGATGCCGAGGTTGACGAAGCTAAAGACGTGACTGCTGACGCAGTTGCTCAGAAAGCTGCTGAAATCTTCCAAGTTTCAACACATGAGCCAGTTGCCGAGACAGGCGACTAGGACAACAAACAACTCTCTGCGGACGAGTTCTGGACAGAATACCACGCCATTGACGACTTGCAAAAGCGCAATGATTGGTATGTTGAGAACAAGCACCGCAAAATCTAACCCAATAATAACACATAAAACATTATGGCCAATACAATAGCCGGGGCAAACCTGGCAGAAATAGCACAAGAGAGCCTTGCAGGATTATCATCTTGCTTCGCACCTCTTTCCGCACTGACTACCGACTTCTCCGCTGACGTGCGTGATGCCGGTGCATCAGTTACCACTCGTTACCCAACCAAGCCAACAGCTGCCGACATGTCCTCTGGATATAAGACAGCTTCCGCTGACGTTGCAATGACAGCAGCAACTATCAACCTCAACACTCACTATGGATTCACATACGGATTTACTGACGTTGAGCGCAGCAAGTCCAGCATCAACCTCAATGCTCTATTCATCGAGCCAGCGCTTCAAGCACTCGGTGACAAGGTGTTTGGTGACGTATGGGACTTGATCACTGCATCAAACTTTGCAACCAGCTCAACCATCACCGCAGCCAACTTTGACCGCGATGACTTGGCTGACCTTGGCGCAACTCTTACAGACACCAAGAAAGCCCCTAAAGAGGGCCGTTCTGTCTTTGTTAATCCTAGCTACTACGCTTCACTCGTTAAGAGCTTGAACAGCGCAGAGATCCCAGGAATGACTGCTGAGAAGACTGAGGCAAGCGTTCCACGCGTTGCTAAGTTTGACGTGCATGAGACAGACCTCGCTGACGCAAATGCCGAGAACCTCGCCGCATTTGCATTCCAGCGCAACTCTCTGCTTATGGCTGGACGCACTGTTGACTCCGAGCTTGCTGCACAAGCTGGCATCGAAGTTGAGACAGTTGTTATCCCAGGCATTGGGCTTCCTGTCCAGTTCCGTCGTTTCTACGACAGCGATGGCATCCTTTACTACAACTGCAACCTGCTTTACGGCGTTGCTAAGGGTGTTGACTACGGTGTTCGTGTAATCTCTGCTTAATCATGAAGAAGGTAAGTATCACACACCTAGTCAAGCCTAGCGGCGAAGTGGAAGTGCTTGCCGCTTCCGAGGACGCACAAGTTGCATATGACGCATTCATCAACTGCGACGCAGAGGGCGAAGTTTGCTATTCGCGCAAAATCTCATTTGATAAGCGCAAGGTAAACACAGCACCAGCGAAGCCAGCAAAGAAGGCGACGAAACGCACTAAGTAATCCACTTAATCACAC